CCACGCCAGTCAGAAAAGCCGTAGCTGTAGCGCTCTCGTGCCTTGTAGCGCAGGTTGCCGGTCTCGAAGTCGCCCTCGATTCCTCGCTGCACGTTCTTGCGCACAAAATGCTTTAGCCCATCAGGGCAATCGGTCAAAAGAAACCAGGCATCTGGATCGGTAAATCTGTGGTTAACACAGAACCCGTCAGCCACTGTTCCCAGTGTGTTGATTGCATTGATGTCGTTATCGCCCGTGCCCGTGCGATACGGCGACTGCAGGATGCGTGTTGCCACGAACTGCAGTTGCGTCGGCACTGCCATCTTTGTGATCTGACAGGCAATCGGGATTCCCCGATCGTCGTCAAACTCAGAGATGTCAATCGCTGACTGCTCCAATGAAGCCTCGGACAGGTCAGCTGCGACTGCCAGGGTGTTAGCCTGAACGCCACCGCCAAACTGCGGATGCGCTGCACTGAACAGCGGTACGCCGTCGCCACCGGGGAAGGTCGCGTCGAAACCGTTATTCAGGACGTCAGCGCCCTTAACTTCTTTGGTCTGTTGAAGTGAACGAGCGAGCGCTCGAGCGTACTTGCTACCGATCGAACCGTACAAGCCGTCCTCTTCCGCTTCCTCAGTGATCGAGAAAGCCAAAGCGATCGTCTCATGCGTGTATCGGGCAACGTAACTCTCCGCACCCTCGTCGTACGCGACACCCTCACCTTCAGGCTTGACCGGTGCTGCGTCGAAGCCAGCGAGCAGGACATCTTCCTCGAAGGCCTTGACCGACCGTTCGATTGCGAAAAGATATTTCCACTCTTCTGGGTAGCGTGCGTACTCCATGCCAAACACTGTGTTCAGCCCTTCCTGCAACTGCTTTCTAAAGTCAGCGCGATTCATAGCCATATGATTTCTGCTCCCTTAGATCGCAGTTACTTCGGACCTGTTCTCATGCTCATTGATGAGAACCAGTGCCTTAGCAAACTCGCCAAAGTCGTTGTCGATCCCGTGTGCGAGCGCTAGGATCTTCAGCGTGCCAGCTGCACCAAGTGTTGACTGGTCCAACTCAAAAGCACTACGACCTGTGAATGCATTCCCCGCACCGACCAGATAGTCGGCCTTCTGGCCAACATCTACTGCGGCAAGCCCTGCTACGCCGGATACTTGGATCACGAACAACATGTCCGGATCGTCGTACACCAGCGCCTCTACCGGGCTGCGGGGGTCCTGTTGTGTTACCTGACCTGAAATCCAACGAGGTCGGAAGTTCTGTTCGCCGTTTGCATCAACGTACCTGACGCCGGCAAATATACCGATTGCTCGGTCACCTGCTGCACAGATATCGATGTTAGCAACGCCGTTCAGTGCATTACCGAGGCCAGTCGTCTTCACCGGGTCACCGGAAAAGATGTTGCTTCCTAACTGGTCGGCAATTGCATAAGCGGTCAACCTGCCTGGTGTACCGCCCGTCCCATGTCTCCTTGCGATCAGACCATTTGGTCTGTCCACGTTCATTCGGATAAGCCCTCCGCTATCACGTGATGGTTAGTTAATTAAAAGTCGTCGTCGGCTGCCTCTACTGTCCTGGCCGTACCTTGGGCGACTCTCACCCTGGAATGCGACCGCGATCGGATGTCTCCGAAACCGATATGGTCTTCGCTGTGCACTCCCTTGACTTGCCGTTCAACCGCGCCGGTTTGCCGAGCTTGCTTGCGCTTGTAGAAGCGCTCGCGTTGCTGAGCGACACGTTCAGGCATTTCCATCAGGATCAAGTCCTCTGCGCCGATATAATCCCCCTCGCCCAGGCTGTCGTGTTGGATGATCGGCAGTGAATGTCCCGCCGTGGCCGAAGCCTTTACGGGACGCCATCCCTCAACCATTGCCTTTCTCAGACGAGCGGTGTCTCGGACGTTTCCAAGACGTATCCGAATCCAACGCTGAACCATGCCCGGCCGTGCTGGCGAAGCTTCAAGGTTTGACGGCCTGACCCACTCGGTGACCTCGTTATCGAGATCGGCCGTGTAGTCAGCCGCGAACGCTGCATCGGTGTTTTCATCATGCGGTGCCTCGTGGCCGGATCCGGCGGCGTGCACCATCTGATCGCCAGTGTTTCTCTGACCTGTCTTTTCGGCCGTGCGGCGCTCGAGAGCGGCACGTCGGCCTGCTTGCATTTTCTCAACCGCTGCCTTTTGGGCAGGAGTCCTTTCTGGTTTCGTTGCCTCAGCTACCTGCGGATCGAACTCTTCCTCAGGGCTATCGACATCGACATCAAACACGCTATCGCCTTGACCAGGGTTCATAACGCTCTCCTTTCCGCATCTCGTTTCTGGGTAGCCGCCACCTCTTTCGCATAGTTCGCACAGTGCTCAGCGTTCTGGGGATCCAGCCCGAATTGCACCATGTTCTGCTTATGCCTGGCGGTCAGCACGACCTTCGAACCACCACCTTGACCGTTGTCTCCGCCTTTGCCAGCACGTCGCGTCCCACCGGCACCGCCGGGTGGCACTACGGGTGACTTGCGGCGGCCCCTGACCGGATCCGGCTCGACATCGATAGAGATATCGTCCGGGTCTTCCTCACGGAGGCCTTCGTACTTCTTGTCAAAGTTGTGGTTGAAGCGAGTCCAATAGGCGTCGGTGTCAGGGTTCAAACCCATCGAGACGAGCTTTTTGTCAAGCTTCCTGGCGTACACGACAGCTTCTTCATGATCGGGATCAGACCACCATTCCTGGTTGTCCCGAATGAATTGCATAGCGCGTTTGTTAGCGGGCTGATCTACCCGTTGCTGGTCAGCGTCCAGGTCCTCGATGATTGACACGGAGGCCTCAGCGGCAGCCTGCTTGGCCTGCTTCTCGCTGTTGAGTGCGATCAGTTCAGAGTTCAGCTTGGACTGGGCTTTGGTATCGCCTTCCTCCATCGCCGCCTCCATCTTGACAGTAAGCTCCTGCTCGATGGTGGCGAACTGGTCCTCGATGGCATCGATTTCCTTGACGGCTTTCAGTTCCGCGACTTCCTTCTTCAGCGCGTTTACTTCGCCGGCAACGACTTCGCTTGCTGCCTCGAGTTCCACTCCCAACTGATCTGCTTTACGTCGCGCCTGAAGCGCTTCGCGTCGTGCGTCTTTCGAGCCACCGTCCTTATCGTTCGCGGATGTAGCGTCATCGGCGACTGACGTAGCGGCGCTCACAGCTTTACCGGGATCTTCCTCTTCGAGGTCGACCTCAACAAAAGCCTCGCCTGGGTCCTCAAGTTCCTCGACTAAATCACCAAACCCGGCGGTCGATACCGGCGTGGATTCACGGCGGATATCTTCGAACTCATAGTCGAATTGTTTCTTAGGCATGCTGCCCTCCAGCGGCCTGTGCATGAAACTTACAGAGTCACGTGCACGTTGTCACGATGATTAGATCGCTAACGTATCGAGTCTCTCCGGCTGATCTGTCTCGCCCCACATTTCGGTGTCGGTGATGAGTACGAACTGCAAGCCGTCAATCGTTCGAAAACGAGTGCCGGCGTTCTTGTAGAAAACTACCTTGTCGCCAAGCTTCGGGTTGTCCTCGTGCTTGAGCCTAAGCCCTGCACGAGTCTTCGCCTTATACGCCAGGCGCCCTATCGCAACTACCATGCCCGTGTACGTCAAGTACGCTTCGATGTCCCTGGTCTCTCGTGTCAACTGAAAACCCCACGCGGTGGTTTCTTCAGGTTCGCGAATCATGACCAAGCATCGCCAGTACAACGGTCTGAACGGTACGTGCGGCGCCCGCGGCCTGCGCCACGGTCTCAGGAAATTAGACAGCCGAACTTGCCAACGTCTCTGATCTGCGCACCACTCCGCGATTTCATCGTATATGGCATTAGCTGCCTTAGCGTTCACGTCTTGTGCGACGACCAGATCAACGACTTGCTCAGCGGTTTCACTCATATTTGTAGTTCTCCCAGTTCATCCTCGTCGACATCGTCGTCCGAGAGTTCCACGACAAAATCACGTAGGTCCTTGAGCGCGGAGACTTCGCCAACCTTGCGGTTGTACTTTTCCTCCGGCAACCCGGTGTCCATGGCGTCGTGGGCATCTGAGACTTTTTCATCGATGCGATTAAGAATTTGCCGTTTGTTCAATGCATATAGCCCTCGTGACCAGGGCGATGGCGGTTACCAATTGGATGCGCCACCGTCCCCGGTCTTTTGGTTTTTACCCATGGCACTGACAGCCATGTCGTTAGACGACTTGGCTCCCGGTCCCATCGTATTGCGAGCGTTGCTAGGTTTGCCGTGATGAAGCTTCGACTTCTCCTCGCCAGACTCGCCCCCTCCTTGGATCTCGGTGCTCTTTGACGGCTTCTTATCCGCCTTATGTGTCGCTTTAACGTGGCTCATGGCTAGTACTTCATGCCACGTTTGTGACTAGAGCCGTGGCCGGGATTACCCCCGACGCCCTTCTCGTTCTCCATGCCATCACCGGACTTATGGGCTTTGCCCATGGTGCCGTCGGCAGTCTCCTGCCCTTTGCCCTTCATCGAATCACTAACCTTCGTTGCTGAGCGGCCGGCGTCCATGTCCGGACCTGGCTTTGGATACTTCTCATAGGTTGTGCCCATGATTGCCTCCTGTGATGCGCTGAACTTGTCGGGTCAGCGCTTACCGTGAAACCTCTCGTTGCAGCATCTCGTGGATCGCTTGCTGCTGTCCCTGGCCTCCGGCATACAGTCGCCTGATGTAGGCGAGCAGTTCCCGAAAACCCATGTTCAATTCCTTCGCAGCCGCGGCGAATGGCCGTGGTTGTAGCGGCGGTCGCACTCCCCTGCGCTGCAGGAATGCCCTGGCCGCTCTAATCTCAGCGGGCGTCGGCGCCGCCATCGGTCTTCTTCTTCTTCGGCGGCGGCCTGTTGGTCTCGGTCTCCGCCTTCCGTGACCTGCTGGACGGCGCGCTCACCAGGGCTGCCCGTTTAGCCGCGGCGAGCTTCTTCTCGCGCTCGATGTCGGCTTCGCTCTCTTCGTCTTTGCGTGACTCCTCGGCTTCGAATGCGGCCTGCTTGTTGTCCATCTCCTGCGCATGCTCTTCGGCCGCTTCGCGCTGCTTCTCGGCGTGCTCGGCCTTCATGCGCTCGAGCTTCTGGATGGTCTCGGCATCCTTGGCGTCCTCGATCGCCTTGACCTCGGCCTCCTCCGGTGACAGCGGTGGGCCACCCTCGGCAGCTTCCTTCTCCTGTTTCGCCTGGCGCTGCTTGGCAGCGATGGCCTGGCTGAGCATCTGCTCGATCTCAGGTGGCAGATCCTCGGTCTCGGCCTCGTCGTACAGATCGAACGGCGGCAATTCCATGCCCAGCATCTGCTCGACCTCCTTGCGGTACTGGCTGACCAGGTGCTCCATCTTGTGCGACATGAACACCGGCTCGACCTGCTTCCACAGATCCGGCTCGCCCGTCGCCATCATCTCGGCGAACGTCTGGTGCACCGCCATGTGGGCATCATCGTCCTGCGTTGTCTGCACCTGCGTCGGCAGGCCGGTGGCCATCATCTGATTCTCGCTGACCGGATCCAGGTTCTTCGGCTCGGTATCTTCCGGCAGCAGCTTATCGATCTCGGGTGTCTTGAGCGCCGCCAGCATGCGGCGGTGCGCTTCCTTGCGGCCCTTCTCGCCGTACAGGTCCGGCGCCGACTCGACAAGCTCGAGGATGCCTTGCGACTGGGCGATGCGCTGCACGCTCGAGAAAATGTTCGGGTCCGATACCGGGATAACGTCGACGCGGCCGTCGAAGTCCTGCTTCAGCACTACCTTGCTCTCGCCGCCAAGCTCGTACGGGTACTCGTCCCGATCCATAAGCTCGTAATTCAGTTGCGCCATCATCGTCAACTCTTCGCGCATCGCCTTGTGCAGGCGCTTGTGAATAGCTGACTGTGGCTTGCCGGCCTGCTCGATCAGCGCCAGCGTAGTGCCGACGGGTCCGCGATTGTCTGCGCCGCCAGTGAGCACTTCCACCGTGCCCATGAATTCCTTGCCGCGGGTGATCAGATTCTGGTAGGTATCGGCCAGCGCTGGGCTTGGCTCTTTGACCGGCAGCGGCAGGAATGCTTTCTGCAGGTCCTCAGGCGACATGTCGATGTCACGGAACTCGCCGAGCGTGAAGCGGTATTCGCCGGCTATCTTGGCCTTCTTGCTCTTGAATCCACCTGGGAGATTAGACAGGGCCGCAGTGTCGAGGATCGCTCGCAGAGATCCTGAAGCAGCTTTCGCCAGTGCACCGATGATATGAAGGTAGCCGAAGCCGTAGAAGCCGAGGCCTGGTAGGAACTTATAGTGCGAGAACCAGAGTCGCTTGCGATATTTCTTGTCGCCTTTCTTCCAGTTGCGCCGAACTGACAGGACTTCACGATTCTCCTCCTCGATGGTGACGATGTACGGCGGTGCGATGTCCGTGTCCTTGACCTCGGTGTCATCGAACGGCATCTCGTAATCGATGTGGTACTCGTAGAGCTTGTAGACCTCGTCGTCCTCGTGCACCACCGGCACGCGATCGTCGGCCACGTCCTCCATGTTCTCGTCGGTAAAACTGACGTTCTTGTCGGACGCGATCTGCGGGCTGGGAATCAGGAATGCATCCGCCAGGAACTGCCCGTCGACCTGGGCACGCTTGATATTGTTGCCTTCCATGGTGTACTCGTGCGCGTACCTGGTCGCTGACTTCAGGTCCTTGCAGTAGTACGGCACGATGAAATCTTCGGCCGTCACGTAACGGCTGGTGGTCATCTCGGTAACCGGATCGATGTAAACTTTCTTGAACGCCGATCCTGACATCGGCAGGTAGAACAGCATCTGATCGACGTCCCAGAAGTAACCCTGGTCCTCGACCGTCAGCTGGTAATTCATGTAGTCCTCGAGGCGCTCGGCTTGCTCCTCTTTCTCCCGGGTGATCTCGCCCAGGATGGCTGACTTCACCGGGCCGTCGGCAGGAAAAAGCTCCTCGATCGCTCGCGACTGGAATTGGACTACCGCCTCTCCGATGAGCGGATCCGTGACAGTGGCTGCACCGTCGAATGGAGTGTCAGATTCCGGAAGGTCTTTGAGACCGAGAAGCTCAAGGCCATCTTTGATGCGGCGGAAATGGTGTTCGCGGACCTGCTTGTCCAGCACGACGTACTCGAGCAGCTGGTCGGCGATTTTGTGGCGCTCAGTACCGGATAGCTGGTCAGCCAGGTTGGCGTGCCAGTCCGGATCCATCTCGGGCGCTTTGAACGGTTCGCCCTCTACAGGATTGAGGTCGACAATTGTGTCTTCACCCTGCTGGGTGACTAGCGCGCCATTGCCCGCCCGTTGAACTTTAGGGGATGTTGTTGGTAACTCTTCGACAAAAGAGCCAACCTGTTCTTCACGCGCCATCGCGGTCGCCCTCCGCACCGGTTTTGCGAAGTGTACACGCACGCAATGTGCTGCAGCAAATCTATCGTCTACGGTGGTCCGCTAACGTGACGCCGTCCAGGTGTTCGATCTCGTGTTGCAAGCAGGCGCCCTTCCAATCACATCCTTTTGTGACCGTTGGCTTCCAGTCACGATCGAAGCCTTCCACCTTCACGCGCTTGTGCCGGCGCACGCGCACCCTGTCGCCATCGCGCAGCATGCTCATGTCCTGGGCGTACTTCGGGCAGGTCTCTGGAAATGATAGGCAGCCTTCCCACACCCAGCACATCTGGCTGGAGGCCTTGACGATGCGCGGATTGATGATGATCAGATCTTCGACGACGATGATGCGGACCATGGCGCCGATCTGCGGTGCCGCAATGCCCAGGCCGTGATGCTCTTCCTGCACCGCGAGCAAGGTGTCGATGATCTCGCTGCAGTCCGTGTCCTCCCGCACTTCCGCGCAAGTCTCACGCAGCCGCGGGTCCGGCCACAGAACCAGCTGACTCAACTCTCTTCGGCCTCGCTCTCGGCTTCCTCTTCAGGCGTGTTGGCAGCGACGATGTCGTCGGCATGCTCTTCGCTGCAGGCATCTACCGTCTCAATTCCTTGCTGGAAACTGGACCAGCCGTCTGGAGATACATGGCCTTTCGCTGTTGATCGGCCGGCTTCTTTCTTGACGCAGCCTTCGGCGTCACAGTAGTAGATCACGCTCATCGTTTTCTCCTCAGGTTTGTGGAACCGGCTGAATGGCTTCAGGCGTCAACACGGCAAATGCAAAGCCACCATCGTTAGCCCTCTTATGGAAATCAGCATGTGAGTCTCATAATAAGTTTCTCCGGTAGGTAGTTAGTGTGCGTCGACCATACCTTCTCAGCCGGTCCCGTTGTGAATCTTACTCGGCCATGGGATCTTGATCCAGACCTGTTGGTGATCGATGTACTCGTCTTTGTCGTCGTAGTACTCGATGCTCAGCATCAGTTCCAGGAACTCAGGATAACCAACATGGAGCAGAGATCCCTTCGGCATCTCGGTAGTTTTCTTTGCGGCAAACGTCTCGATGCCAAGCTCGACCTTCTCCATCATCTCGACAATAAAGTCAGGGATCTCGTCTGCTTTCATTCTTCCTCCTCGTCGTCGGCGTGGTAGTCGCCGAAGTACCGCTTGTTGAGCCAGCTATTGAACCAGCGCTGCAACCACAACACCTCGTATCGCCGCATCTCCGACCAGGTCGCCCAGATATCGTGCCCGCCATCATCGGCGGCATCCTCCATCGCCAGACCGCTGCTGCAGATTAAGACCACTGCCTTGATCTTACCGTCCTCAGCCTCCTGTAACGCTTGCCGCAGCGTCCTTACAGCGTCGTACTTACCGACCGGAAGCTCAGTCACCTTGCTCGGTTCGGACCATTCAGGTTTCAGCAATGTGACTTTGCCGGAGCAGCCCTGAGTCTCGCAGGACACGATCATCTCTTCGGTGCCTGGCACCTCCATCGTCTGGCCGCAAACGATGCATAAGCCACGCATAAACAGTGCCATCAGTGCGTCTTCATCTTGAGTGCATGGTCGACGGCATTCGCCGCGCCTTTCACGAATCCGACCAGCCACCTGGTGTATGCCGGGTGCCTGGTGTCGATGTAGGTTGTCTTGCCGATCTTCGAAACGTACGGCGCCGTGGGATCCGGCTCGATGTCGATCAGGAATGACTTCTGCCAGTACTGCAGCGGCACCTTGCCGCCATGCCGGCCGGAGATTCGATCCTCAGGTCGCTCAGTGCTTTTCGCCACTGACCGGCATCCCCGTGAACTCGACCGTCATGCCGTACTGCTCGACCAGATCGAAACGAGTGTGAACCAGTCGATCGATCTCCTCCAGAGTGCCGCCATCTACCGCTCGCTCGATGGCATCGAGCAACGTAGCAAAGGCAAAAAACGCACCCTGAAAATCTGCCTCTTCATCCTTCGGCATATTTCACCATCGGCTGGGCGTACCAATAGAACGGATCGTCGTCCCAGTCGAGATCAAAAAATGACGTTACCGCAATACTGCCAAACGGCTGCCATCCATCCCGAATGGCAACCTTCACAGCCTCCGCAATCTCATCTCCATCGCCAGTTTCAACAATCTGATAATCAGTAATCATGAGCCATACCGCTTACTCAGGAGACGCTCAAGCTCTGGATCCTCCTCGAGCTTCACGCCGTGCCTGGCCAGCACCTTGTCGAGCTTCAGGCTATACGCCAAGCACCAGCCCCCGGTGAAAGCGCGCCAGTCATCATTCATCTCATGCCAGCGACCGCGCAGCGATTCCATGGCCACGCATGCATCGCTTCTCGCGAGCACGATCTCACTGTCACTGATCATCTTGGTGGTCCGACTCATACCGGCTTTCGCGTCAGCTTAATCCAGCGTAGCTGCCACCGATTCTTGAAGAGCCACCAGGAAGCCTTCCGCCTGCCCCACCAGTTCGGCTTCAGCGCCAGCATGCCGGCGCCGCCCATCGAGATATTGATCTCAGCCGCTACCTCGGCGGGCAATTCGTGAAGCTCACGATTGCATGGCAGGCCTTCGGTGAAATCTCTCTCGTGTTCAAGCTCGATGATTTCGAGCGTGTCATTGTCGCCCGGCGTGAAGAGATAAACGAATCGTCTCCGCGGGCCGTCCCAGTTCTTGACCAGGCCTAGTTTTGTTTTCTGCATCAGACCGTCTCGGCGTGTGCTTGTGAAAAACGGCACCGGAGAACTTGCGAGTCCGGTGCCGCTTCATGCCAGGGTGGCTAGAAGTGCAAGCTCGGTGCCACCCCACTTCGCTTGGGCAGGCTTAGTATAGCGATGCGACTATTGATTTTCCATAGAAAACGGCGCCAAGGATTCAAGTCCAAGGCGCCGTCGCGTGCCGTGCTTTGATGTCATCTCAGTCAATCGCATCGCCTGGAGGCGTGACATACCTCGCTACCCCAGTGTCCCGTAGTGCCAAACCTTAAGGACCCAGTTACAGGATACGAACACTGCCAGCTAAGTATATTGATATTCCTATAGATTATCCATAGGGTGACTTCGGCTTCGGCCTGCTCCAGAGCGATAGCTCGTTGCCCTTCTCGTCGTCCGGTAGTTCCATGTCGCCCATTCTCCTCATGAATGCCCAGGCGATCACGCAGGTGGCGACCAGGTCATCATGCTCGACCAGCGGATACTTGGCGCACTGGCTGATGACGTCGAACGCCCAGTCCCTCGAGACATACCAGATCCTGCCGGCGCGCAGGATCCCGGAGACCATGTGCGCCCGGTACGCCAGGTCCTCGGGTCCGGCCTTCACTTTCCATACCGGGATGCCGCCGGCCTCAAACTCCTGAATCAGGCTGATGCCGGAGGCCTTGTCTTCGATCAGCGTGTGGTCCGGATCCCAGCCCTTCTCGTGCCGGATCGCTGCCTCGCGAAGCTCGCCGAACTCCATCCGCTCATTCATGCGCTCGAGCAGCATCGCATTGAGACAGTTGTCCTCCTTCCGGCCGCTCACAGAATGC